GCCGAAGTCTTTCCAGAGCTATACCAGTCTTGTACCGAAGTGGCGCGCCCGAAGAGATTCGAACTCCTGACCCCCAGATTCGTAGTCTGGTGCTCTATGGCCGACAGAGCACGGCAGGCCACCGCGTAGAATAGGCAAAATCCTCCGATTTGTCCAGGTTTTGTAGGCATTTTTCGATGTTTGTCGTAACCATTGCGCCGACAGCCGCCGACATCGTAGTTTTGTTACCCGGGCGTTACCCTTGGCGAACATCAGACTCTTTCCGCCGGTTTCCGGCGACGCGCCAGTTTGCCAAGTCTTGTGACGTCCTAACCGATTGATCTTGTTTAACTGTGACGCTGTGACGCCATATGACGAAAGCGCTCAACGTTCGGACGGTCGAGACCGCAAAACCTGGTGCCGAACGGCGCGAGATCCCAGATGGCCTTCTGCCCGGCCTCTATTTGGTATTGCAGCCTTCTGGAGCCCGTTCCTGGGCTGTGCGCTATCGCCATCACGGCCGCCCGTGCAAACATACGCTAGGCCCCTACCCTGCGATCGATCTCTCGAGCGCCCGCAAACTGGCAAGCGCGGCTCTGCGTGCCGTCGCCGAGGGCCGCGATCCGGCTCGGGAAAAGAAGCATGCCCGCGTTGCCAAGGCGGACGACATCGAAACCGTCACGGCGCAATTCATCGAGCGCCACTGCAATCGCTCCAATCGTCCGCGCACGGCGGCAGAGACAGCGCGCCTGCTTCACCAACACGTCTTACCAAGGCTACGCGGCCGACCTGTGCGGGAAATCACCCGCCGCGATATTCTCGATTTGCTCGACCGGGTCGTGGACGGCGGGGCGCCGATCTCGGCCAATCGGACGCTCGCGGCCGTGCGCAAGTTGTTCAATTGGTGCGTTGCGCGCGACATCATTGCCGCATCCCCGTGCGCGGGCGTGAAGCCACCGACACCGGAACGGTCGCGCGATCGGGTCTTGAACGATGACGAGCTGGTTGCCGTCCGGCGGGCGGCGGCCAAGATCGGCGGACCGTTCGGTGACCTGGTGCAGCTGCTGACGTTGACCGGACAACGCCGCGATGAGGTCGCCGGAATGCGCTGGGATGAACTGGATCTTGAGGCAGGGCTCTGGATCTTGCCACGCGGGCGCGTGAAGAACGACCAGGGACATGAAGTGCCGTTGAGCGCTCCGGCGCTGGCTATCCTACAATCCATTCCCCGCATCGCCGGCAGTCCGTTCGTGCTCACCACCAATGGCACAGCACCGTCGAGCGGGTATTCCAAGGGCAAGCGCAAGCTCGACGCCCTGCTGCCCGCAGACACGCCGCCTTGGCGGCTGCACGACTTACGCAGAACCGTAGCAAACGGCATGGCGCGGCTGGGTATCAATTTGCCTGTGATCGAAAAGGTTCTGAACCACGCGAGCGGCAGTTTCGCTGGCATCGTCTCCGTCTATCAGCGACACAGCTTCGCGGACGAGAAGCGCGAGGCCCTCGACGCTTGGGCGAGACATGTTGAGAGGCTTGTTACGGCCAAGTCGGCAAGGGTCTTGCGCCCACATGCGGATTCGAGACGCACTCGGTGACAAAGCAAGTACTTGATCTTTCTGAGGTACGACGGTGTGACGCTTTTTGGTCCCAAGGGCACAGATTAATCGACGCTTGCAATAAGCCCCTCAAAACGCATGCTCCGAAATGAGCGGGCCCGGCGGAGCTCCAAATCGCCGCCGGGCCAAAAACGTGAACCCACTCGCAAAGCAGGCCGCACGCATGCGTAAAGTTAAGCGTCAATCTCCTAGTGCGCAATCCCCTTCTGATATTCCGCCCGAATTGGACATCGATCAAGCTTTCCAGCGATTACTACAAATTATTGAGGACCCACACATCGCCCGTGATAGGCTCTATTGGGGGCTTGTGCGCGGATTAGTGCCACTCATCGTTCAGGACTTCGCGAGAGCGAATGAGCCGTTCAATCTGGCGCCGGAAAATTTCTCCGATTACTACGATATCGGCCTTCGTAAAGAGCGCGATAGTTGGCACGCTTGCTTGCGGTTCCGAAAGGGGCAATTCGGGGGGTACGAACCCAGCGAGTACCACTGGACAGTGCCAACTAAAGCGATCGATGAACTATGTAAGGAGGCCAAGAGCGCGAGCCCAGCCGGCGCAAAGCGAGGGCGTAAGCCCTATGAGTGGGACCTGTTCTTCGGTCAATGTATAGTGCGACTAGACACAGATGCTATTGGCCCCAACGATAATGTCAGCATAAGTGACTTGGCAAAAAAATTGATGGAATGGGGGGGCGCACATGTGGGCGACAAAAATACCCCCGATCAGGCGGCGATGCGGGACAAGGTTTCCAGCTGGGTCAGGACTTTTCAACGGATGAAAGAGTTGGAAACCGAAGCTAAGCGCAAGGCCTCTCGCAAAACAACTAGTAACAAAACACCAAGCAAATAGTGCACTTCTCGAATTTTTGGCATTTATTGGCAATTTCTGGCTGACGATCTGCCAGCCGCAGTCGTAGCGTCCTGCCCGAAATGACCTGTCGGCAGGATGGTGATGACAAACCCCCACGAAATCTTCCTGTCTCGAACTCAGCAGGCGAAACGCTGGAGCGTGAGCAAACGTTCTGTTGAGCGCTGGGGCGAGGACGAGAAACTCGGACTACCGGCTGAAACCGAGATCAACGGTCGTCACTATCGCAAGCTGAGCGAGCTTGAGGCGTGGGAGCGCAAGCGCGCGGTTGCGACACTGGCAAAACGAACCGAGCGCAAGCAGCGCAATCCCGAAGCTGACACTACGCCCGCTTGAACCGAATCCGCCCCGGCTGCGCCGCTGCCGGCACCGGGGGTGCCTTTTCGCACAGTGCAGCAAAACGGGCCGGTCGCCTCGTCACAGCGCCGGCCCGAGAAAGAAAGAACATTGGTCTGCACGGACATATATATAACCGGCGCGTTCGTCAACCGCGCCATCACAAGCGTCATCACGCGGCAGCATTGCGCGCATTTACCGGCGCCAAGCTGCTGCTCGATATCGCCGTCGTCCCTAGGAGCCGGTGCGAGGCTGCGCAGCTCGTCGCCTCGACTCCCCGCTATATCGAGGCGGCGATAACACTCATCCGCGCACAAGACCGCTATCTCATTGAGCGCGTGCTTGCTGGTGACCTTCCGCTGCTCACGGCGGCCACCCACGTGCGCAAACGCGCCAAGCTGCTATCGGCATATCGCGAGGCGTCAGTCGGTGATCGCGCTGCGGCCGGTGCCGCAATCGGCATCGATCAAGTCTTCGACGAGATGATCGTGCCTTCGCTCTGATTACTTCGCACCGTCCGTGTCTAGGAGATTCCCAATGGCACGCCTCACCCTCACACCGAACCTGACTCACGGTCACTCGGATGTGCTTGAGAAGTTCAAGGACTCACTACGAATCGGCGCACGCGGGAAATGCCTATGAAAATCATCGGTGCAGACGAGCGCCTCGCCGAAAAGAGCGGTGCCAAGATCCTGCTCGTCGGCCCCTCCGGTGTCGGCAAGACTTCGCTCCTGCGCACCCTGTCCGCGAAGATGCTGGCATCGACCCTGGTCTTCGATATCGAAGCCGGGCTCATTGCTGTGAATGATTTGCAGTTTGCGAGCGTGCGGCCGCGGACATGGGACGAGTGCCGAAATTTAGCTTGCATACTGGGTGGCCCCAATCCGGCGCTACCGGCAACCGCTACTTATTCCGAGGCCCACTTCAATGAACTCATGAAAGACGACGAGCTCGCCAAGCTCGCATCTTACGACATCCTGTTCATTGACAGCCTCACCGGCGCTGGGCGGCTTTGCTTTACTTGGGCGGAGCAGCAACCGGAGGCGTCTACCGATCGCGGGCGCAAGGATCTACGCGCGATCTATGGGCTCCACGCCCGCAGCATGCTCGGCTGGCTCAATCAATTGCAGCACGCGCGCAAACGCACCGTCGTCTTTACGGCGGTTCTCGAGAGGAACACGGACGAGTTCAACATCTCGACCTGGCAGCCGCAGATCGAGGGCGCGAAAACCGGGCGCGAACTGCCGGCGATCGTTGACGAAATCATCACCATGCAGTGGATCGATTTCGGCGATCGCAAACCTGTGCGTGGCTTCGTCTGCACCAGTCCTAACCCGTGGGGCTATCCGGCCAAAGATCGCTCCGGCCGACTCGAACAGCTCGAACCGCCGAACCTCGGTGCGCTGATCGAGAAGCTCACCGGCCCCGGCCAGCGCAAGCCCTTCACTGTCGTTTCACCCGAGCAATCCGCTCAAACCTAGAGGAGGCACGCGATGCCGCCGTATGACTACACCGACGCTCCACCGCCGCAGATCGAATTGATCCCGCACGACACGGTCGCGACCTGCGTCCTTCACATCCGTCCTGGCGGCGTAGGTGAGGACAACATGTTCAAGCGCACGTCGAAGGGCGGCGCCGAGATGCTCGATTGCGAACTCACCATCGCTGATGGGCCGCACAAGGGGCGGAAGTTTTGGGAGTACTTGATCCTCGAGGGCACCACCGCGGGCCATGCCCAGGCCATCGCCATTAGCCGCGGCATTTTGAAGGCGATCATCGATTCGGCACTCGGACTCAATCCCGGAGACGAGAGTCCGCAGGCGCGCGCCGCTCGTACGCTCAGCGTCAAACAATTCGAGGGCATGACCTTCATTGCCAAGATTGGCGTCGAGAGGGGCGGACCGAAAAAGGACAGCAAAGGCCAGCTGACCGGCGAGAATTGGCCCGACAAGAACATCCTCGCCGCGGTGATCACGCCCGATCGTAAAGAGTGGCACCCGGTCGAGCAACCGCCGCCCTTTAACGGCGGGGGCGGCACGGCAGCTGTCACGCCTCCTCAGTCTGCGCCGCCCATTCAACGACCGGGGTGGGCATCGTGAGGAAGATCCGCGCCATCGGAGAGGTCTCCCTCTCTGCGCTCGAAGACCAATGGCAACGCGACGCCACCGCCGCTGCCATTGCAGGTGCGCGCGGGGTCGTCCAAATAGACGGCCCCATTCCACCTGGCACGCCGATCGGACGGCTTAGCGATACGGAGTGGGGCTGGATCGTCGCCGCGATCCTGTTCGCCTGGATCAGCACGCGAGCTCGGCAAGCGGCTGCAGAGCAGCTCGATACCGAACAACTCATTCGTCTAACCGCACTCGACCCCCAGCCATGGGATGCCGGCGCGGTAGCAGCGATCCTGTCGGAGCTCGCGGATGCCTGCTCCGACCTCGATTGGTCGAAACCGTTCGCGCAATGGTCGCGCGAAGACATCATTGAATTTCTGCTCAAAGCCATGCCGCTGATCCGCAAAGCGATGATCGCGCGTGACCTGAGCGACAAGGGCGTCATGCGGGAATCGAGCGCGAACACGATCGCGCGCCAAGCTAATGCGGCAGCGGGCGGGCCTTTGATGACGCCGGACGAGCTCAACGACGAGATTGGTCTCTAAACGCGTGACAGAAGTTCAGTCATGGGCAAGCACGAGACGGGTTACGCCAGAGTCCCGCGCGATCTCTATCCCACGCCGCCGTGGGTGACCGAGACGCTGGTCGAGCTCGTCAACATTGCTGGCAAGGATATTTTGAGAGCGCATGTGGTGATGGCCGCATGTCGGATGCGCTGATCCGCGCCGGCGTGCGGGTCTATTCCACAGACATTGCGGATCACGGCTATGCCGGACTCGACGAGCTACTCGATTTCACCGCGTCGACTCGGCTTCCTCGATACTTTGACGGCCTCATAACAAATCCGCCGTTCGGTTCACGGGGAAAGCTTGCAGAGCTATTTGTCGAAACTGGCCTGCGTCACATCCGAAGCGGGCAGCTGGGTTTTTTAGCATTGTTACTACCTGTCGAGTTTGATTCGGCGAAATCACGTCTCCGCCTATTCGGTGCCTGCCCGGAGTTCGCGGGAAAGATCGTGCTGACTTGCCGTGTCAAATGGTTTGAGCATCCGACCAAACCGAACCGACAACCGAAGGAAAATTCCGCCTGGTTTTTGTGGGGCGACATCGATCTTCACGTGCCGCAAAGCCCGGTCATCAGATACGCGCCAATCAGCAGGGAAATGTCGGTGCAGTGGAGTCTCGTCTGATGCTTTACTTAAATCGCGCAAGCCTCTCGCTCGAACCGATTAATGGCGCCATAAACGATGCGATTGAACGTGCGGCCGCGACAACGGCTGAGCTCCCGCGTCCGTATCTAGGTGCGTCCATCGTCGGGCACGAATGCCTGCGCCGCATTCAGTACGACTGGTGGTGCAAACCGGAGCTTGCGGCCAGGACGCGCGCGATCTTCGATCGTGGACACTATTTCGAGGAGCGTGCGCGGGGGCTTCTGGTAGTGGCCGGTTTTAAGTTTGCACCATTGGAGGCACTGGCCTTCAGCGTAGCTGATGGTGCACTGCGCGGCCACGCCGATGGCATCATCATTCACGGTCCCGACCTGCCGGGTGCCTACGTGGTTTATCCGCTTCTATGGGAGCATAAGGCGGTCAACGCCAAAAACTGGCGTGCAGTTGAACGCGACGGGCTCGAGAAAACCTTTCCGCAATACGCCGCGCAAGTCGCGCTCTACCAAGCCTATCTTGACGTCACCAATCCCGCACTATTCACGGTCACGAATGCCGACACCTGCGAGTGGCTGCACTTCCTCGTCCCCTTCAATGCCGAGCGCGCGCAGTTCTGGTCCGATCGCGCCGTCAATATCATTGAAGCGATGCGCGCCGGTGAACTGCTGCCGCGTGGCTTCGATGATCCCGAAGACTGGAGATGCCGAATGTGCCCTCACAGGGAGCGGTGCTGGAGATGATGCGCCATGGCACTGCCGCACGAGCTCGCTGCAAAGCTTGGCAAACCGATCCGCCTGCTGGCCTCCAACAGTCAGGGCGAAGCCTTTGCTGCACTGTGTGCCATCGCGCGCTTGTTGGAATCCCACGGCTATACCTTTCATACGCTCGCCGATCACGTCGAGAACGGTGGTGGCCTGAGCGAGGACGACAAGAAGAAGATCCGCAGCGAGATCGAGAACGCGCGCGCTCTTGGCTACGCCGAAGGAGTGAAGGCGGCTGAGGCCAGGCAGCACGGCACCGGCGCGTTCCGCAACACTGACGGGGCGCTCGAGTGGACCGAAGTGGCGCTTTATTGCCAGCGTGAGAAGCGCCGCCTTCCCGACAAGCATCACGAGTTCATCGACGACATGGCTTCGCGCACCGTGTACGGGCGCGAGCCGACTCCGAAGCAGCACCAATACCTACACAGCCTGTTCTTCAAGCTCGGAGGCAAAATAACGTGAGCCCGCAAGCGCAACCCAACCCGCCTACCGTGTTCGAGGCCGCGCTCGATTACGTGCGTTGCGGCATTCCGGTCTTTCCGTGCAATCCGATCGACAAGAGACCACTCACGTCGAATGGCTTCAAGGACGCGACCAGAGATGAGACGCAAATCCTCGCGTGGTGGCAGCAGTATCCCAATGCCATGATCGGTGCGCCGATGGGTCCGGCGAGCGGGATATGGGCAATCGATCTCGACCTCGATCCTGCCAAGAAGATCGACGGCAAGGCCACGCTCGACCAGTTGACCGCGCAGCGCGGGCCGCTCCCACTCACCTGGGCAACCGTCACTCCGCGCGGCGGACGGCATTTGATTTTTGCTTGGGACTCTAACGTCGAAATCCGCAACAGCGCGAGCAAGATCGGTCCGGGGATCGATGTTCGCGGCAACGGCGGTTACATCTGTTTGCCGCCCAGCCAGAACGCCACCGGCGGAACGTATCAATGGGAATCAGGCGGACCGCAAAATGCTGCTCTGGCACCGCCTTGGCTGGTCGCGCTTGCCAAGGCAACGAAGGCGAGGGCGTGGGCGAGGGCAGCACTCGATCGTGAGTGCAAGAACGTCGCCGCCGCATTACCGGGCACACGCAATACCACGCTCAACACCGCTGCGTTCAATCTGTTCCAGATTGTCGCCGGCGGCGGCCTCGACGAGCAGGAGGTGCGCGATCGGTTGTTCGAGGCGGCGGAAACTTGCCGATTGGTCGTTGATGACGGGGCGGCTTCGGTCGAAGCCACGATCGAAAGCGGCGCACAGGCTGGCAGGAAACAGCCACGCACGCGACCGCAACCGCTGTCGCATGGCGGTATCCGTCCCACCATTCAAATCATGGACGGACAACTGTTGCGCATTCTGGGCGAAACCGAGGATGCGTTACTCGCTTCGGGGCTGCCAATTTTTTCGCGCGCCGGAATGTTGGTCGAGCCCGTCGCCGAGAACATGTCGGCATCGGACGGGCGCACGACTACGGTCGCACGTTTGCGCGAGCTCTCGCCCGAGAGTTTCTTGGGGCCGGCCGCCGAGAGCGCCGCATTCCAGAAATACGATCGCAAGCGCAACAAGTGGGTCGATACCGACCCGCCGTTGCGGCACGTGCGCGTGATTCTCGCGAGCGAGCGGCGCTGGCGGTTCCCGCATGTGAGCGGCGTCATCACCACGCCCACGCTGCGCCCGGATGGTTCGCTGCTCGCCGAACCGGGCTATGACCCCGAGACCGAGCTCTATTTGCAGCCAGGGCTTCAGCTCCCGCCGATACCGGAACACCCGACCAAGGATCAGGCATTCGCGGCACTCAACCTGCTGATCCACCTGCTCTCGGAATTTTCCTTCAAGCGCATCGGCGGCGAGCACGAAAAGCGGCTCAACCGTTCGGTCGCGCTGTCGGGACTGCTGACGCCTTTGGTTCGCGGTTCGCTTCCCACCGCCCCCATGCATCTGATCGCTGCTCACATGGCGGGGACGGGCAAGAGCTATCTTGTTGACACCTTCGCCGTGGTCGCTACCGGCCGGCTCTGTCCGGTCATCACGGCGCTCAAGAACGTGGAGGAGACCGAGAAGCGGCTCGGGTCCATTATCCTGAGCGGCATTCCGATGGTCTCACTCGACAACAGCACGCACGATCTCGGCGGTGAGTTCCTATGCCAAATCGCCGAACGCCCGACGGTCAAGGTGAGGATACTCGGCCGCAGCGAGACGCCGGATTGTGAGGTCCACACCGCGGTCTACGCGACCGGCAATAACATCACCTTCAAGGGCGACATGGTCCGCCGTGGGCTCGTGTGCAATCTCGAGACGCTCGACGAGCGGCCGGAGCTGCGCAGGTTCAATCGCAACACGCTGCGGCAGGCCGGGGCGAACCGGGCGACCTACATCGCGGCCGGCCTGACGGTGATGCGCGCCTATCTCGCGGCCGGAGCGCCCGAGGTGTGCGGACCATTCGGCAGCTATGCCGAGTGGTCGACCATGGTGCGCAGTCCGCTGGTTTGGCTGGGGGAGCCGGATCCGGTGGCAAGTGTCGACACGACTCAGGCCGAGGACCCTGAGCTTGCTGAGCTCCGCGAGTGGTTCATCCTGTGGCTGGCCGAATTCAGGACTGATGAGCCCTACAGGAGTGCCAGCTTCGTCGAGGCTGCGTCGGTAGCGCCCGCCGGTTTTAACTCGAACCCGCTCAAGCAATTTCTCCTGCGCGTGGCCGGTGACAAGGACGGCAACATATCGCCCAAGAGGGTCGGAGAGTGGCTACACCGCAACACCGGGCGCGTGGCGCGGATCGCCGATGGCCGTAGGTTCTGGATGGTCAAGGGACACGATCGTTACACGAACGCTGCGACGTTTCGGCTCTCGGAGGTGAGGTAAAAATACCGGGACCTACTGGAGCTTCGAGATAGCTGTCTACACCTCCAGCTTTTTTGCCTGCAATCTCGCGCGTACTGATAGTGGAGGTCCCGCAGGTCCCTTAGGTCCCGGCAGATATAAAGGAGTGGTTCACATGCCCGGTGATCAGGACAAGTCCTCGGTTACGGCACAGGGCGAGAGCGCCCCGGTCAAGTCACAGCTCGATACCTTCCTTGCCGAGATCAAACAGCTCGCCTCGACCGGGACAGGCACGCGTGGGCGCCTCATCTTCGCCCTCGACGCCACCGCCAGCCGAGAAGCAACCTGGGACACCGCCTGCAAGCTCCAAGCGGAGATGTTCCAAGCCGCCGCTACCGTCGGTAGCCTCGACCTCCAGTTGGTCTTCTATCGCGGCCTGGGCGAGTGCCGTGCCTCACACTGGATCTCCGATTCCGCACAGCTCGCCAAGATCATGTCGCAGATCATGTGCCGCGCCGGCGAGACCCAGATCGAGAAGGTTCTCAGCCATGCCAGCAAGGAAACCAAGCTGCTCAAGGTGAGCGCGCTCGTACTCGTAGGCGACGCATTGGAGGAGAGCCCCGACATCGTCCTCAGCGCGGCTAGCGCCCTCGGCCGTCTCGGCGTGCCTGCCTTCATGTTCCGCACGCCTGACGCACGGCGCCTATTGTCGCTTCGATCCCGGCGCTGCCCGTCAATTGGCCGAGCTCCTACGCGCAGTCGCGGTCTTTGCTACCGGCGGGCTGACAGCACTTGCCGACCAGCACAGCGCCAGCGCGGTCAAGCTCTTGAACCAGTTGAGGTAAGGAAGCGGAGCTTATATCGAAATCCTAGAGCGGAACGAGGTTCCTTTCACGATTATGGTCGCAACTTTCGGGACAGGTCGGCCGCGGGAATGGTCTGGCCGTCAATTCTTGGAAAATCACCCGATGCTGCGTGCTGGTGGCCTGCGCGGATCCGAGGTCACCATCACCTTCAACGGCCAGACACAGGTCGTCCAGCTCGAGCAGGAGTGGACCTTCGGACGCCGGCAGCGCCAACGCCCCTGGTTCCGTTGCCCGGCTTGTGACCGACGCTGTCGCCTCCTACACGAGAAGGATGGCACCTTCGTCTGCCGGCTCTGCTCCGGCTACGATTACCGATCGCGCCATAGCAACCGGTCCTGCCCGGCCCTTAATCGGGTCAGGAGGGTAGCCGGCTTGCCCCACCGCGCCCTCGCGCGCGAGAGGATCATTGCTGAGGTCGAGATTGCTCGCCTGTTACGTGCTACAGTCTCCGATCTCGAGCGGAGAGCGAAACGAGGCAAGCGATGACTAATTCCACATCCGATGATGGCCGCGATGATTTCATCCTGCAGGAGCGCCTGGCGGGCCGCTCTGCACGCAGCATCAGCAAGGAACTACGCTGCACGGTTGGTGAGGTGGATGCATCGCTCGACCGCACGCTGCCGAAGATCGACAACGATGCGCGGCGGCGTCACGTTTCGCTCGACCTAAATCGTCTCGATGGGTTGCTGGAGACCTTCTACAAGCGCGCGATCGAGAACGTGGATGCGCAGGCTGGACTGCTGTGTGTGAAAATCATGGAACGAAAGGCAGCAATGCTCGGCCTCGATAGCCCTCAGCAGCTCGACATCGTGCAGGTGCAGGCGCAGAAAGAGCCCTCGCAGCACGAGAAGATTGCGAAAGTGATCAA